CGACATCAACCGTTACGGCCATTTTTGCAGATTCCCAAATAGAGCGGAATGTTTTTGAGTAATGCCAACCATCATTTTGTCCCTCACCTGTTGGGCGCGGGGGTTCTTCATCGTTATCATTGTAAACTGCAAAATGTTTCCAGTCTGACGGTTTTATCAACCCGGAATCCATGGCTCCGGAGAAAGGTGTTATCTTGTTTTCAAATTCCGGCAAAACAAAATCAGGTGAGTCCACTCCAAAAATTTCCGGACTGTATTCTACGCAGGTAAGTGTTGCTTTAAAATCTCTCTCCGGCAAGATGTCGGTTATAATTAAATCAATTACTTCATAACCTCTAATGCCAAAGGCATAAATATCTCCGGCTTTTGGCGCTTTGCTTTCTGCAAACGGTTCTGTAAAAAAAATAACATTCAAAGGTTCATAGTAAACATTATCTTCTTCATCTATTGCATACATTTCACCAATAAGCGGGGCGTAAAGATCGCCGTCATCCGTGGGATTATAAACCATAGATTTATTCCGCTGTCTACCGGGACTAAAAACAACTTCTTTAAGTATTATCTCGCCATTATATAAACGAATTCTAACAGCGTACTGATTGCCTTCTAACATTTCTATCGGCTCATCTGTATCGATACCAATGCATACGCCGTCTTGCCAAACAGTCCCCTTAATCCGCCCCTGCGCGGATCCTGTCAGCGCAATATCGCCGGCGTATTGTATCCAATCTCCCTTGTTGCAAATTAAATATTCAATATCCACTTCAATTGAGTGTACAAACGGTCTGTTTTTAAGACAGCCGTAACTATACATACCAATACGCCGCGCCTGTTCCGAATTTGTTATCCCCCATAATTCCATTTTTTGTATAGAGTCAGGTTCCTTCACGCGGTTGCCGTTAGAAGTATTGTAAACAGATAATTCGTTATGGTCATAACCCGCATCAGCATCAATGTAGCGCAATGCTATGGCCTCTGGAATATCGCCTTTTAACATTGTAACGCTATAACTAATTGTATTTTTTGGCGTAAATAATTGCATATGAGCAGGCCTTTCTATATCCTGTACAACACTTACTTTTGAATCGATACGCAAAATATCAGCGCGTGCCGTACGGCCAATCATTCTTATAAGCTCAGCTATTGTTACAGATTGAGAAAGGTATGCGTTACAGGTATATTCGTGTTCTTCACACCATAAATAAAACGCTTCCAAAGACGGCCAATCGATATCATCGGCATTTACTTTTTGCTGTGCCGGTCGCCCCTGCAGTGCGTACAACAGCGCAGATGCGGGGTTGCAGGTTTCTGCAGTATTCAACCAATGTAAATGGCCGGAGCCGTTACCGGAATAAACAGGATGTTTTGCTGTTGCGATATAATTAAATCTGTCTAACATTCCGTTAAGTTGTCCTGTCGCTAATACACGCATAGCAATAATAGTTAAATTATTCTGCATTACAGCGCGGATTGGTCTAACCGATTTAATCGAACGGACAGAACCAATGTAAACCTGATCTATAATTTTTGTGTCGGTTGAATCATCCGTTACCCGTTCTATTTTTACGGTGTATTGACCAGGTGTAAGACCGCTTTTTGTTATTTGACATCGTTTTGTTTTTAATTCTGCCCCGGATATAACATTTGAATTGCCGTTAAAAAATCCAAACAGCTGATACTTAGTATCTGGATCAGTTTCTTTTTTATACCACGCCTGCACCGTTAAAGAGGTTGATACTAATTTACTATCTTTGTTGTACTTGCCAAGCCCCGAATGAAAAAAGATGTCTACATTAATAATACTTGTTTTATTTGGCGTAGTTCTTGTAACAGCACCGGATATTTTTTGACCATTGGCACCATCTATCTCTTTATTTAATGGAGCGTTAATAACATCTTCATGTACACAATTGGGGTAAATATTTCCCCTTTCCCCATTCTGGAATATTTCAAGCCTTATTACAGGATCCGCACCATTTAAAATTGAATTCATGTTTTTAGTCGCAGAAAAATCAATTAATGGGGTATCGCCTAACTTTAGAGTATTTGTATCAATAATACAATCTTTGTAACCGCCGCAGAATAGCTGTGTATAATATTGTTTGCCGTCTATAATTTCCGTGCAAGGATTGGCCACAATATCAGGATATACGCGATGCCGGCCAAACAGCACAGGGATACGCCCATGCGGGCGAGCCTGATTTTTGCTCCCTCGGATAGACGGATCGCTTTCCGGTTTTTCTTTATCATCGAGTTTTGGTATATCAGTATTTAACAATATTCCACCGCTAAGTATCATGGCAAGACCGGAGCCCATTACTGCTATTCCTACGCCTGCCCCGAAACCTGTTGCAATCAGAATACCGCCCCCAATAACCATAAGCCCACCAACGATCTTTGCTCCTACTCCCATTTCTTCATTGCTGCCGTACGGTACAAACTTAACAGACAATGTATCACCGTCCAGAGCCTCAACATTAAAGTCTTTTACTATTTATCCGTTACGACAAACCCTTGCCTGTGAAAGAGGAAAGCCGCTGTCAAGTTCAGCAACAATTTCCGCAGTCGTTTTTGGAGTAACTGTAACTTTAATACGGCTTTTCTTAACCGGATGAAGTTCCGCTATTACATTAACTGACATGATAATACCCCTCTATACGGCCACGCAGTGCAGGATGTGTCGCTCTTTGGCAAACAGATCCTGTCTTTTGTCCTGTGTGTAAAATACAACCGGCACCGGCGTAAATGCCGACATGCGCTGGTTTTCCATATGTGGTCATAACCACAACAGTTTTTTCTTCCGGTTCTGCTACTTTTTCTGCAGTAAGTATCGGTAACTGTTCCTCAAACAGTCGCGATGTTTCTTCAACATTTAATGCGTTGGAATAATCATCCGATAATTCAGGCAGTTTTATTCCGTATTCATTTTGTAAAACCAAACGGATAAGACCATAACAATCACAGCCGTCCATAGTCCTGCCGTTTGTTGCAAAAGGAATTCCAATATATTTTGATACCCATTTATACATCATCAATAGAATAACCCCTCAAAATCTTCCGGCGAATAAGTATCTTTGGGAAACTTGCGATCCAGTAAATAAAAATCGTAAAGCTCGCCTGTGATACTTTCTTTATTTGCTTTTATATTCCGTAAGCGGTAGTTAAGCGGTCCGCGTTCGTAAATGTCCGGCGTGTCCGCCATTATGACACAGATGGATACGGTTATGTCCTGCCCCACGGCCTGTTTTATAGCTGTATAGATTGCCAAATCCGTATTATCTATTGCAAGCCGGCAGGCTTTAGGTGCGTTGTCCGTTTGTTCCGGCAGAATAATGGTAAAACCTACGCCAAGGAATTCATTTCCACGTGAGGTAATATTTTGATTATTGTCAACACAGCGCAATACCGCGTTTCCGGAAACTTCCACTGTTAATAAATGTAAAAATACTTTTTCCGTTTCCGGAGCAAGGACTGCTTCAGTTGCTGCAGGAGATATTCTACTTCTCATAAACGCTCCAGTGACATTGATATTGCAAACATTCCTTCCAAAGAAATTTCCTGATAATCTTCCGTAAACCGAAACTCCCCTATTTCAAGAGTTTGCGGATCGGTAAAGTTAAAACGCAGCACACCATCAGCAAGAGTGATGTTGTAAAATTGCTCCAGCACCATTCGCTGGTTAATATCCAGAATCATTCTGCCTGTGAAAGTTTTTGTAGATGCAGTGTAACGCCTCCGTACTTTTTTTGGCCCTGCGTCCATTTGGGTACGAACAACACTGGATTTTCGCTGCACTGACAGCCCATCCATAAGCAGAGTATTAGGCAGCTCGTTTGGCCAAAATATTTCTGTCATGTTATACTCCCATCGGTCGCACGCCGAACCGCTCCATTGCACGGTCAGCTTTGCCTGATGTTATATGGCTATTTACAAGAGAACCGATTACTACATCGATTTGCTTATTTCCATTTTCATCTGTGGATTCTTCTTTTCTGACATTCTCGCCGGAATTGTTGATAATATTTACATAGACGAAAGTATTACTTCCGCCATCACTCTCTACGCCAAGATTGCCGCTGGGCATTCGTTTAAGCGGCATGATCGCTTCCGGGCCTGCCTCTCCCATCACGCCAAGGCTGCCGCCAAAACGGAAATAAGTGGGCTGATTTACAATTTGATTTGTAAACGCTCCGCCGGCGGCAAAGGGAATTAAATTACTTGAACCATAAATGTTACCATGAGCGTTTGCCATGGCTTCCCGTTCCTTTTCAATTCTCCCGTTGGTATATCCTGCAATAAGCGCAGATGATCCTGCTGCTGCAACAAAGCCAAGACCAAGCGGCCATTGTCCCTGGGCTATGAGTTGTAAGCCTGCTTGCAGGAACATCATAGGCAGTTGGTTAAGTATTTGCATGGCCATATCGGCAATAATCTGTCGGAAATTTTCTGCGGAAGCTTCTCCTCTGCCAAAGGCTTCCCCTACCGCGTTTAAGCCAGAAAGCATACTGTCAAAACTTACTGCCGCCAATTGAGCAGTAATATTGCCGATAGCTTCAGCCGTCTGTTCTTCCAATTCTGTAAATATATCCTTAAGACCATCTGCAACTTTCTGTGACAGGAAAGTGTTAAAACTGATAGAAAGATCATTCACTGCTTGGCTTGCCTCACGCAAGGTTTCTATCATCTTAGCGGCTTGCCTTATTTCTTCTTCAGTGGCTCCTGCTGCCACGAGTGTTGCCATGGCAAGGTCGTATTTGTCTTCTGTCAGGTTTTGCACCTCACGGCTAAGATTAGAAAGAGTATCAGTTATAAGCAAAGCATTTTCGGCTTCTTTAGCTTCATCCCCCAACCTGCGGTAAGATTCGATAAGCCGTTGTACCGATTCGTCTGCCAATGAAAACGGCATATTTATCTGTGAGGGGTCTATAGTAAAAAGTTCTATCAGGGCATTATGTACATCTGACTGCTGCCTTCTAAGTATGCCCGAAAGATCAAGCTGTTCTCCCAAAGTTGTGGTGATAGTCTGTTGCGCCGTAAGGCTGCGTTCAAATTCGGCAAGGTATAATTCAGCAGCCTTTGAGCCGCTGTTGCCAAACAGTGCGGGATCAACTTTGGTAATTTCGCCGAACCACTCCTGCCAACTTTTTTTTATCTCCGGCGCAGGCAAAAGTTCAAGAGCCGTTCTGTCCATGGTTATTACGACTGGAATATCTATAATATCAAAATCATCGCCTAAACCCTTTCCAATTTTTGCTAACTCGGCGTTTATTTGTCGACGTGTATTTTCTGCCTTTGCCGCAGCTTCATCCCAACCGTATTTATATGTCTCAATGGCTTCTTCAAATTTTCTGGCGTTGAATTCATCTCCCATTCTTCTGGCAAGTTCAATGTTTTCAATGCCCTTCGCTGTGTATTGCTCATAAGCTTTTGCCGCATTTTCTGCAGCCTCCGCCTGTCTTCTTAATATTTCAATACGTTTATTAGCTGCATTTATAACCTCGGCCTCTGTAAGACGTTTTACCGCGTTTGTTGCATCGTCAACTGTGGATGAGTATGCAGTAATCTCTCCGGACAATTGCGGATATAATTTGATAAGCTTGTCGGTTGTCTCTGCATCAATCAGTTTAGCGTTATTCCCGTCTGCATAAGAGCGAAGTAATAAATCTGCTTCTGTTCTGTTTTTATGAAGCTGTGTATTAAAATCGGTGTATGCGTTGGCTTGTTTATTAATTAATCCCACAGCTATGCTTGCTGCAGCGACAACCCCGCCAATTGCCAACACAAAAGGATTGGCTGCAACAAATGTCATGGCAGAGCCTATTCCTTTTATTGCCGCTATTGCAGGACCAGATACCGCAATTACTCCGCCCATGCCGAGAACAAATCTTTTTGTTCCCTCGTCCATATTTGTTATGCCGTGAAGGATAGAGCTTGCGCTTCCTAGCAATTCCGTTGCCATCGGCAGCAGCAATTCTCCAAAAGAAGCAAGAGCGTGTTTCGCATCACTGACGGCGCTGCCGAATTTTTCTAAAGCCGTGCCGGAAAGCTCGTCCATCATCCCTGCAAACTGACCTCCGGGACCTGTCATAGACTTAAAAGCTTTCTCAAGATCGGAAAACCCAATCTTGCCCTCTGCGGCAAGACGGCGTATATTTTCTTCGGATGTATTCATTTCTTTTGCCAGCTGCTTTACAATCGGGATTCCCTGCTGTTGCAACCGCACAAGGTCGCGGGTTGTAAGATTGCCCATTGCCCTTGCGCGTTCAAAAGAGCTTGATATTTCGCCGAAAGATAGGCCGGTTCCTGCAGCAACATTGCCGAGCATTTGCATGGTTTGTGTGGCGTATTCGGCACTGTTGCCCGTATGGATCATCGCCCTTCCGAGTGAAAGAACCTCGTCAGTCGAAAGTCCGGGAGAGTTTCCCAATTGCCGCCACTCTTCAAAAACTATGGAAGCCTCTTGGGCAGAGCCGAGCATGTTTTTAAGTGACAATTTTAGTTTTTCAT